CTTCAGAACATGCTCAAGCCCAAGGGTGGCGGCGGTACTAGAGTTTCATGCGTCAGTGAATACCTAGTTAAGGAAAACATCAATGCCGAGTGCGTCATCCTCTTCACCGATGGTCATGTCGAATCCAACATCAGATGGACTCACACAGCCCCGTTGCTGTGGGTTATCACACAGAACAAAGACTTGACTGTACCAACAGGTAAGAAAGTTTTTATGGATAAATGATTACTAGAAAGCAATTACTGAAGCAACTTTTACCTGGGCTGAACAAGTTGTTCGGCCTGGGATATCGTCGTCCTAAACCAGGAGAAACTATGAGTAGCTACTTAGATGTCTTTCCGCGTGTATCACACGCGGACTTTGTGAACCCATCTTTTAAAACTCAAGTCAGAAGATATTTTTACCAAAACGAAACCCCACGCCTAGAAACAGTGGTGAACAAACCCTACGCTGGTTCGGGTGGCAAAGAGTTTCCGCTGGGCCATCGTCGTTATGGTCGTCGCCGCTACTACGTCGAGAACAAGGGCACGGTCACGATCAAGCTCAATGAACAGGTGCTTGGCTACGTGCATACAGACGACAGCTTTACGTTTGCATCGAAGCCATACTTCGGTGATCAGGCACTCCTCAATCGTCTGTTTCCGTCGTTTTGTTTATTTAGTAGTTCACGTAGGGGTGGGGTGGTACTTACTAACAGACCATTGTTCAAGTATTCACAGCTTGGGAAAAACGGTAGCGTCGTCCATCCAGTGTTCCCTGGCCTACGTGTTTATCTGAATGATCTGAGATTGCATGAATCTTGCAACTATTACGTTAACGTAAAACGTCTTGATACAAATCTCACGAAGTTATTACGGAAGAAATACGAAGATGAGTTCAAAGCCGCGAGGGGGTTCTTCATGGCCGCAAGTGCTCAGAACATTGTTGAAGATATGACCATAGGCGTGAATTCAACTATTAACTACAACTTGGGCAACAACGACATGTACTCACGCGTCGTGAGAAGAGTTGAGATGAACTGCGTGCCTTGGACTTTCAAGCATCGTCCGCACCGTCTGTACGAGCTGATTGATAACCATAGAAGTAAATTTTTTGACAGAGCTAGGAAATCTATCTTGGATGAAATTTATGAGCAAGAGCAAGCGTTCAAGATAGAAACCATCGAAGCAGGTAAACCCATACCATCAGGCAACTGGGGGTATGTCATTCACACAGATAAACAGGAGAACTAATCATGTCAATTTACCGATTCATACAGCCTGAAGCTGAGAAATTTATACGCGAGTCAGACCACCTTACTCGCTTGGTGTCTGAGCTACATACCGTCTATGGGGTGTATCCGTACAACTACAGGTTCGACAGCATGTCGCTTATCTATCCGAACGGCATGTTGTTTGGCTTGGCGTTTGTTGAGACTGTCAGAAACGACGATGGTGTACATGTCTGCTACAACGTCGTACACAATAAGATCAAGAAGGAGAAGGGTCGAGGCGAGCTTAGTAGGATGACACGCAAATCAAGATCGCTGAAGATACTGATGTCACAACTCAAGAAGGAAGTGCCAGCCTTCAAGCCTAAGCTAAATGAGCTGTACGGCAACCTGCCGCATATATACGAAAAAACTAAGAGTCATGTTCGTAACAAATTAGCTAAAGGTATTGACGGTGGTTACTACTTAAATTTAGATACAAAGGACTGTGAAAACATCACACGGCATATCATTAACGGGGAACCAATTTCTCAACAAGTATTTAATATATGCAAGGAGGGGATGGTCAAACTTATGGATCGAGACACCAAGCGTAGTGCGCTTAATGAGCGGCTCACGTACTTCGACAATGCCTATGTAATCTACTTGTCAGAACGATCCCCCGCAGTCTTTGCCGAGGTACGTAAAGCAGAGATAAGTACTGCGGCGGGGATGCACATGATGTATGTACCTGTTGAGGACTGGCGCATCGTCAATGATGTTACTGACTTACCTATCAACGTAGCTTCGTTGTTAAGCATGTGGCGTGTTGGCGCAGAGAATGAGTTGAGAAAATATGAATCAGCGGAAGAAACCCAACCTATCAGTAAGATGTTTCCCCTGACGGACAGCTTCTTTGAAGACTATGACATTGTGACTCGGTATGACAATCACAATGTCACTAAAAGAGATGCTTTCGTTCTCATTGCAAAGGGGCCATCAGATGAGAAACCCGCAGGATATTAGAACCAGACTAGCGCCGATACAACATGCGACTATGCCTGATCATCATCGTGTGCCTGTAGCGTTTATCAATGGGAAGTATGAAGTCTATGTTGGAGACAGGATGGTACGTATCTTTACTCCAGAGACTCTACCAGACAATATTAAATCGTTGATAACCATGATACGTGCGGGTCAGGAATCGCCAGATGCGAACATAGACTTTATATCTGTGACGAGCATGTATGACCATCCTAGAAACAGTAATTTCTATGAGATAGGGTGGTATGTCACATCGGAACTTTTTATTGTAGTCATCCCAACAAAAGACTTGACTTATTTGAAAGGAGGTCAATATAATGAGTTATCTGTAATTGAGTACAGAGTTTATAACCGTGGTGATGGAAGGTTTGTACTAGCACCCACTGAACCTTCTTTACCTTACTTGGAGGAATTCTATTGGCGAGTACACCGGAATCAAAAGTCAAGAAGTCCGTAAAGAATGTATTGGATTCGCTCGGTGCGTACTACGTCATGCCTGTCACAAGCGGGTTTGGTCGGTCAGGCGCACCTGACTTTCTAGTATGTCTTAAAGGAAGATTTATTGGTATTGAGTGCAAGTCAGGTGGAAAACTACCTACTGCACTCCAACTGGATAACCTTGAGCGCATCGAGTCATGCGGGGGTTTAGCCTTAGTTATCAATGAAGAAAATGTAGTTCACTTAGTCCATTATTTAAAAGGAGCAGTAAATGCGTAGAGCAAAATATGATGAGAAGATCATCAAGATGTTGGAGAAGTCTGGTGGTATGAAAGCCTCAACGGTTGCAGCGCAACTAGGGGTTCGTCCGACTACGATTTATAAAGTTCTATCACGTATGTTGGAACAAGGTCGCGTCGTGAAAGACGAGCAATTGTTTGCGGTAGTTGATGAGGTCAATATTAAATCCCCCGAGGATGTGTCTGACCTTATCGCACGTCCCGTTGCGGCTGATGCAAAAGTTCTAGTAGAAGAAGAACTTCGCTTGGTCAATCAAGAGCTTGATGAATTGACCCGCGAGATGCACGTCTTGCGTGAAATCCACAACCGTCTGACTTATATCCTTGGACGCACCCGCTAAGGTCGTCGTTAAATCCACAGGTCAGGTTGGCTACTTCGTTAAGGAATCACGAGCGGGTGAACTCTTAATCAGGGTTCCTCGCACGGACGGGTGGCCGTTCCCTGACTACATCACAGTCAAACGCAAGGATGTCAAGGCTTATCGCAAAGATAAGAACAAGGACTTAGAGGACATACCCCTTGCACCATTTTAGGAACATCATGGAAGATATTAGTAAACATCTTATGCAAGCACACACAGCACTCAAATCTGTGTACGAGTGTGTTAACGAGCGGCGTTATGAGCAAGCGCAACACTACGCAGAAGAAGCGTTGTTTCATTCACGTTGCGCGGTATTGTGGTTAAAGGAGCGACTAGATGACCCCACAGCCCCTGACCGATAAGCAACTCAAGGTACTCAAGTACGTTAAGAAACGAGCGACCCCGTCAACCGTGAGAGAGATTGCGTTGCAGACGAAGATAGACAAGAACACTGTCTACTCATTGATGACCAGACTTACGCGGTTGGGATGTGTTGAAAGTTTCTTAAAGAAAGATCCCGACAGGCCGTACATCACGGCAGAGCGGCACTACAAATTTATAACGATGGAGCCACAAAAACAGGAGAAGTTATTCCAGAAGAAAGAAGATCAGATGTTTTGCAAGAAGTTTTCTAAGACGAGGATAACCATACCCGAACCTTTTTTCAGTGATCCATTCAACATGACAGGAGTAAGAGATGCAGATAAAGACAACAAGCGAAAGCACAAACGTGCTCGAAACGTTCAAAAGACAGTGGCGACTGCTTAAGCAACCGTATCCCTGGAAAGATCCTAAAGTTATAGCTGAACGTAAGCGTATCGCGGATCTGGACATGGAGCGCATCAAATTAAGATCTCAGGGGGAAGTGAAATGAATATTGCTACGGATCTTAGAAATGCAGGAACGGATCTAGCTTTGGATAATGCCGGTGCAAACTGGCGAGCACTTGCTACATCCCATGTCATTCGTAAGTTTGAGCTAGCTGGGGCGAACGGATGCCTTTTTGAAACAGCAAGAACTTTTGCCGAAGAAAATGGAATAGGGGCACCACCACATCACAACGCATGGGGTGCTTTGTGTCTAGCATTAAGTAGGCAAAACATTCTTGTGAAAACAGGGCAATACGTTAACAGTAAAACAGCCAGAAGCCACGCACGAGTTTCACCTGTATGGCGACTTAAAAAATTTGAAGTTCAACAGGAGACGTAAAGATGTCAATGATGAATCTAAACAAACCCGCAGAAACTGAAACGCAACCTATATTTGTTCTACACAATTTTCCCTTCTACCCGCACTACAGCGAGAAACATAAGTGGGTTGGGCCTGGGCATTGGTCTAAACGGGTTGAATACACCACGACTGAGTTAGCTGCACTAGGGGCACGTCTTACGACGATGCAATTATGGAAAAGATCATGGACGAATGAGGTGAAAGGATGGAAGATTTTGTAATTTGGGTAGGTGGGTTTTTAGTTGGCTTCATAGTCGGTGTACTCAGAGGCAGACGAAGCATTGTGCGTGAGGCGCAAGCACTTGTTAACGAAACAATTATGGAGGTAAGAAACTATGAACGATCCCGTAAACCATCCTAAGCATTACACCGAGCACCCAAGCGGTGTCGAGTGTATAGAGATTACCGAGCACATGAATTTCTGTGTAGGGAATGCTATAAAATATTTGTGGCGAGCTGGCCTGAAGGGTGAGCAGGTTGAGGATCTACGCAAAGCACGTTGGTATATCGACCGTGAGATTGCACGGATACTAAACAACGCAGACGAGCCTCCCTTCATGAAGAGGGGGTAGAAATGAATGTTTTAAAAGTTGAAAAAGAACCAACCGCAGATCATTGGGTGATACTGAGATTACTTAGATTGATAGCTAAAAACACGCCACAGGTTGTTGTGGGCTTAGATTACTCAAAATCAATTAAATACTTGCAGGATCAAGTAGGTCCAACGCAGTTGGGCCAAATGATTGAACAACTAAACAGGAGCAAAGAATGACTATGAGGCAACAATTTAGAACTAAATTTTCACCGGGGCATATCGATGCGCTTTACAAAATTATCTACATTTCACCCCGCGCACAAAAAATCACAAACGAATGTATTATAAAAGACAGAACTTACGAGGATGTCGGCATACAATTTGGTATAAGTAAGGAAAGAGTACGACAGATAGTTGCTAAAGTTTTTCGTGCATTTAACAGGTACGAAACAAAAATAACGGAAGCAGAGGAACGCCGCCATGAGTCCCGCGCATAGGTTTGCCATGCTCGCTGCATGGCTTGAGGGTTACGCCGAGGGCTTGCCTGATTACTGTACTAACGAAAAGTTCAAGATAAAGGAGGCAGCAGAACTGCTGATGGAAGTGTACGAGCAGCGCATGAAGGGGAAGGAAGAATGGAAACAACATGCGGGGGATCGGGCATGAGCAGAGAAGCTATGAAGCTGGCGCTTGAGGCGTTGGAGAGCGATCCAATAAGTCATGCCGGACTTGTTAACAGAAAGCAAGCCATCACCGCCCTGCGCCAAGCACTGGAGACAGAGCAAGAGCCGTTTGAATATTGGAACGCAGTTGAAGGGTGGGTAAAAATCGATGAGGTGCGTGAGCATTTCAACGCTGTAGGGTGTGGAACCATTTACAAGTCTGCTGGCGAAGGTCGATCACCTCTCTACACCGCGCCACCAAAGAAAGAATGGGTTGGGCTGACTGATGATGAGGTGTCAGAAATTATTGATCGGGAGATTGGGTTTAATAGTTGTTGGGGGCCAGAAGAAGCCTTTGCCCGAGCCATCGAAGCCAAGCTAAAGGAGAAGAATCATGGATAGAGAAGACATCATCCGCATGGCGCGGGAGGCTGGATTGGCTTACGGATCTGACGAAAAGCCATTAGGTTCTGTAACACGCTTCGCCGCCCTGGTCGCCGCGCATGAACGCGAGGCATGTGCGAAGGCGTGTGATGAGCGGGAAGAAATTTTTCAAAAGTATTACACCAAAGGTCTTCCGAAGTTATGCGCCGAAGCCATAAGAGCAAGGAGTGAGAAATGAGTGGCGATCACAACATGTATCAAAAACCAAGATCCTATGACGATGACACTCAATACGATGAGGCACAAGTGCAAGCCATGATCAATAAGGCTGTACGTGACGAACGTGAGGCGTGTGCAAAAGTCTGTGCAGATATTGCAATGCACAGAGAAATGGACTCATACGGAATGTTGGTAGCGCATAGTTGCGCTAACGAGATTTTGGCAAGAGGTGGAAAATTAACCTAATAACATTAGACCTAGAAACTTTTTACAGTCAAGAAGTTTCACTGACCCGACTGACGACGGAGGAGTACGTCCGTCACCCTGAATTTGAAGTCATCGGCATAGGTATCAAGATCAACGATTCCCCCGCATACTGGATTTCAGGGTCGCGTGAGATGCTAAATAAACATCTTAGGTCATTGCCTTGGCGGGACTCCATGCTCCTGTGCCACAACACGATGTTCGATGGCTCCGTGCTCGCCTGGACATT